TTACTGGAAAAGTAAGTAATGCCAACACCGTTCATGTGTCATGGCTGTGACAAGCCAACAATGAATACTGACGGAATATGCGATAATTGTGTACAAGATAGCAATAAATCACAAGGATGGGAGGAAGTCGTACCCGGTGTATACGCAGAAAGAAGCGAAGGACAAAGGGGTCCAATTTACCCATTGGAAGTTAGCAAAAGAAAAAGAGTATTGCCTAAGCGATGATGGCTTTGTTGCTATTGTCCTAAAGAGAAAACTATATGAATCCGATAGAAATCAACCCACTTTGTACATCAGGACCCCCTATGGGTACATTATGCACAATCCAAACTATAAAACACAGAAGTTTTATGCTGAGGGCAGGTCAACGCCTTGGACCCTCTCTGGGAAACCAGCCCTTGAAGTACAGTCTCGTTCAGAAAGGTGGAAGAACCTTGCCCTCGCATATGTTTCTACAAACTTTGATGCAAACCTTGCTATTGATATGGTCATGGGTCAAACAACTCCCCAGCAAAGAAGAAGATGGAAAAGGCGTATTAGGACAGAGGAATTTAAGAAAGTGGTAAGAGAAGAATTAGATGTGCTATTAAAAGACTCTGGTAAGGACCGTGAGTATGTCATGGACTTGATGGAGGAAGCCATACAAATGGCAAGAGATAAGAAAGATGTCACCAATATGATGAGGGCAACTGAAAAACTTATGTCATTACATGGTATGGATGACAAAGACACTGTAAAGACGACAAGGTCGTTAGAAGGTGTGTCAACCAAGAAACTAATAGCTGATGTTCTGGAGGAAGAACAAAAGTTAAAACTTACAGAAACAACGGAAGGCAATGGAGAATTACGAGGAGAAGTATCAGAAACTTCAAGTTCTTAAGAAATTTAGGGAAAGCATTGGTCTTTTTGGGAAAGTGTGTTTCCCGACTGCTCTTAACAGGGATATTCCTCCTTTTCATACTGAGCTCTATGCCCATCTTAGGAATGAGCGTAAGAAAAGGCTCCTCATTGCGGCTCCCCGTGGCACTGCTAAGTCTACTACTGTTTCTCTTATATACCCCTTATGGAAAGTCGCATTTAAAGCCAGTGATGAAGACTTATTCATCGTCATTATATCAGAAAGTCAAAGCCAATCTGTCAACTTTCTCTCTAGGATAAAATACCATCTTACCCAATCAAAAACCTTTTCAGACAACTTTGGAGACTTGGGTCCCAATACTGCTCGTAGGTGGACTAACAATGATATTATTCTGGCAAACGGTGCTCGTATTATCGCTGTGGGAACTGGTCAACGAGTTAGGGGCTTTATCGAAGGTGACACAAGACCTAATCTCATTATTATTGATGACTTTGAGTCAGAATTAAACGCTTTCACTCCCGAAGCTAGAGCTAAAAACCGAAAATGGATTACTGAAGCAGTTATACCATCATTAAGTGATGATGGTAGAATTGCGATGATTGGCACAGTTATCTCAGAAGACTGCTTCTTATGTTGGGCAAAGGAGTCTCCTGCATGGGATGTTCTATGGTATTCTATTTGGGACGAGGAAGAAAAGAGTTTATGGGAGGCTAGATTCCCTAAAAGCAGGATTCTACAAATAAAAGATGAATTTGCCTCAGTAGGAAACCTAAATGGATTCTATCAGGAGTATATGAATATTGCTCAATCCCCTGATGATGCCCCATTTAAACCTAATTATATACAGATGCATCATTACGACTTTGAGATTCGTGATGGTCAGTCACTTCTTGTTAAAAAATTGCCTGATGATAAGGAAGAGTTATTACCAGTAGCAGTATACTCTGGAGTGGACCCAGCATCTTCATTATCTATGAAAGCTGACTTCTTTGTTATAGCTACATTAGGTATATGTAACGAGGGTAATGTATATATAATAAATATCGTTAGGACCAAGATAGACCCTGCTGACCAGCCAGATGCTATTATTAGACAGTACAAAAAGTATAAACCTAAAAGAATGAAGATTGAAACTGTTGCTTATCAAGAAGCGTTGAGAAGTGCAGTAAGAAAACAGATGCAGGAACAAGGATTATATATACCGGGACTGGAGAAGGGCGTTAAACCTAGAAATAGAAAATCAGAGCGATTACTTTCACTGGTCCCGTTACTTGCAAAAAAGCAATTTTTCTTTAGACCTCAGGATATAGAGGCTCAAGCTGAGTTCTTATCTTATCCAAGAGGTAAACATGATGATGTTATGGATGCAGTTTGGACTGCACTAGATGGTTCTAGACCAAGTAGAAGGAAGGATTTCGTTAAAGTGGAAGATGATAACATCTATAATAAAGTACTTGACTGGATGACATTATAAATAATAACTTCTTGACAGGATAACTATGGCTGAGAAAAGTAAATCTAAGAAAGATTTGGTGGAAGATACCCACCAACTATTTAATGACTATTCAAATAACCGTGAAAAATGGGCTATTCAAGCCCAAGAAGATAGGGAATTTCGTTTAGGACAACAATGGACAAAAGAACAGGCTCGTGTATTAAAAGAGCGTGGTCAAGCTCCAATAGTTGTAAATAGACTCCATCCAGCAGTAGAAATGGCAAAAGCCTTACTAACTGCTAATAGACCTCAGTTTAGAGTTTCCCCTCGAGAAGATAGTGATAACCAAGTTGCTCAATTGATTAATGGGTTACTTGCTTATATGTGGGATATATCAGATGGTGTATCAGTATTAAGAAATGTTGTAGATGATTACTATGTCTGTGGAATGGGAATGATGATGTGTTATCAAGACCCAATGAAAGATATGGGTAAAGGTGAAGTATGCATTAAAGATATTGACCCATTAGATGTTTATATAGACCCTAATTCTAGAAATAGATTTGCAGACGATGCAGAGAATATCATTGTCTCTAGAATGTTTACTAAGGAACAGGCTAAAAAAATGTATCCTATGTATGAGTCTAAAATTAAGAATGCTACATCAGATAGGCAATCAGATAGACCATCTACTGGAAGAGAGCATGATGGTAAGGCTATTTTCCCAGAAGATGTAGAAACAATGACTGATAGTGCTCTTGGTAAAACATCTGAATATGTTAGGGGCTACGAGAGATACTATAAAGAAATGGTATCTAGATATAGAATCCATGAAACCTTTACTGGTAGAGAAGCAGTAATGGATGAAGAAGAATTTAAAGGATATGCAGAACAACCTGCTTGGTTAATAGAAGGAAGACCTTTTGTTCGTAAAGATGTTGCTCAGAGAACTATGCAACAATTGTTAGAGGCTCATGCACAAATGATGGAACAAGCCCAACAACAGGGAGTACCAGAAACAGGTCTTCCACCAGAACCTACAATAGAGCAGGTTACAGTAGGTCAATTTATTGAAGAAGGTTTAATTAAAGTTGTAGAAATACAAGTATGTAGAGTTTGTCAAGTTGTTGTAATAGGCGACCAATTATTATATAAAAGAGTAATGCCAATTGAGAACTACCCGATAGTTCCTTTTATGAATATACACACGAGGACACCATATCCTATGTCCGATGTTAGAATGTGTAAAGATATGCAAGAGTATATCAATAAAACACGCTCTTTGATAATTGCTCACGCTACAACAAGTACAAATGTAAAAATTTTAGTTCCAGCAGGTTCAGTTGATATGAGAGAGTTCGAGTCTAAATGGTCTCAACCCGGTGTTGCGATAGAAGTAGACTTTGACCAAGGGCAACCTCAGCCAGTACAGCCACTCCCATTGCCAAATGAATTATATCAAAATGAACAGACTGCGAAATCAGACATTGACCATCAGCTAGGGCTATATGAGTTAATGATGGGTAATTCTCAAGCCGCCCCTCATACTTATAAAGCAACTGTATCTATTGATGACTTCGGTCAAAGAAAGATAAAGTCAAAATTAGCTGATATCGAAGCTGGTCTGAGTCGGGTGTGTGCTGTTGCAATCCCACTTATGCAACAATTGTACCAAGAAGAAAAAGTTATCCGTCTGGTGCAACCTAACAATACGACCAGCGAATATTTAATTAATAAGAATTACTATGACGACTTTACTGATTCAGTAGAAAAGTGGAACGACATAGGAATTGGTAGGTATGATGTAGTAATCGTTACAGGTTCTACACTACCTACAAACAGATTTGCTCAACTCGAAATGTATATGGATGCCTATAAAAATGGTATCATAGACAAAGAAGAAGTTCTAAAGAAAACCGAGATATTTGATGTCGAGGGTGTTCTTATGAGAACTGACACTATCGAACAACTACAAGGTCAACTACAACAAGCTCAAGAACAGATTAAGCAGTTGTCAGGTGATATGCAGACAAGAGATAGAGAAAATGTCAATCTTAAGCAAAGAGTTGAGGTTGAAAAATTCAAGTCTGGACTCGATAAGGTTTCGAACCGTGCACAAGCCGCCGGGACCATATATGAGAAAAGACTGGATGACGCTACTAGTGATATAGCATCCGAAATCAAAAGAGCGAAGAAAGATGCTGGCAAAAAATAGGATACCCCGGTACTAGACGGGCTCCGTATTGAGGAAATTGATATGTCTCAAGAAAATCAACAAGGTCAAGTGACAGATTTGGAAGATTCTCTGTTCAATGACAATAATGTAATGGATGAAGTTTTTAACCCTGTAGCTGACAGTGTACCTGAAGCCCCTGCTCCCGTAGCAGAAGGTTCAGTCATTGTGGATGAGCAGGTTAGATTAGCTAGTCCCCCACAAACTAACGAAGAAGTTCGATACCAGTATTGGCAGTCTGAAGCAGATAAAGCCAAAAACGAGAATGAGCAACTTAAACAGACTGTAGATATTCTACAAAAGTCTATACAAGGTACTCAACCTCAACCTGAAGTTCAAGCTGAGGAATCAGCACCTGAACCCGAACCGTTTCGTGAGTCACCAGAGAAACCACAACGCCCAACAGGGTTTAACAGAGCAGAGGCTATAGATGACCCAAATAGTGCATCTGCACAATATCTGGACCAAATGGACCAGTATCGTGACAGTATGGACTCTTGGAATCATGAAAGAGTCGAGCATGAAGCTGGATTACTAAGACAGGAGCGTGAAGAGTTAGTCGAATCGCAACGAAGACAACAAGAAGCTTATGAAGCTGAACAGCGAAATGCCGAACAGATGAATGGAATTCACACTCAATTAAAGCAATCTTATGGTGCAAATGATGAAGAGATTGCCGATTTTGTAGAAAAGATGAGTTCACCTGAGTCTCTAAATGTTGACAACCTATGGAAGTTGTATCAAATGGATAAAGGACAGGTACCTGCACCGCAAGCTACTCAGCCCTCTCCTCAATTCAACCAAGTCCAGAGAGCACAGTCAGTGCCTCAGCCGATGGGAGTTCAATCAGGTGCTAATATGGCACAGAACTCAAAAGGTGCCGAGGACATCATTATGGATGATTTAATCGCTGACTACAAAAGTAAAAATCCTTGGGGAAACTAAGGGTAACATGAACAAATAGACTAGGAGTCTAAAATGGCTAATCAATATAGCATAAACGCTGGAGGTGCAATGCAATCTTCTTCTATCAATGATAGTAGACGGATGTATAACTTTGGCGAACGAGTTGCTGAATTGGCACCAGCCCAATCTCCATTTTTTGTCTATCTCTCAAAAGTTGCTAAGAAATCCACGGATGACCCTGTATTCAAATTTTTGGAACAGCGTCATCAATGGCAACGCCGCAACTTTGAGTGTAAAACAGAAAACATCGTAGCCGCTGACTACGGAACAGGTGCATATGCATACGGTTCTAGTGACAAGCTAATTGTTGACTGTCTTTATGACAAATATGGAAGGGCTGTTTCAACAGCAGTTCAACCACTGTTCTTATTGCAAGACCAGTTAGTACAGGTTGAATGTAAGTATGCATCAAACGGTAGTGCTTATGCCGCAGATGTACACCATGCAACCTTTTCAGTGGATGCCGCACCAGATTTAGCATCTGATGCCGCCGCCGCAGGGCTCCAGCTTACATTTATCTCACTTTCAAAGCCGGGCACAGGAGCAGTTACACCTGCTAGTGCTTCGAAAATTAAAGTTGAGGCAGATGCAAAAGGTCAGGTAATCGGAAGTGCTTTCTCAGAAGGCGGAACCGACCCTGAAGGCTGGAAAGACGAAATGTACGACCGAGAAGGTTATGTGCAGATTTTTAAAACCGCAATTCCTATGTTCTCAGGTACCGCAATGGCTACACGCTATCGTGGTAAGGCAGATGAATACAAGAGAGTTTGGCAGGAGAAACTAATGGAACACAAGATGGATATCGAACATTCAATGCTTTTTGGCATTGGTTCAGATAACTCTGGTGTTGCAGGTGTTTCTGGTCCAGTTAGACGCTCTTGGGGTATTCTACCTTACACTGAGAGGTTTGGAAAGGTTAAATCTTTCACATACTCCGGTTCAGACTACGATGCTTTTTTAACAGCAATGGAAGATGTTTTCGCACCAGAATCTGGTAATAGTGGAAACAAGCTTGTACTTGCTTCAAGAAAAGTTATCACTTGGCTGAACAAGCTCGGTGCCGATTCATTCTTAGGTAACACAGTTGCACTAGGACATACAGCGACTACCTCTGGTGGTTCTAATGCCTATGCTCTGGATATCCAGAATGTTAAGGGTGCATTTGGTCACAATGTATCTACAGTTAATACCATTTATGGTAATCTTCACTTTGTTGCAGAACCTCTTTTCAGAGGAATGTACGAAGATTATGCGGTAATGGTTGACATGAAAAATGTTAACTATCGTCCGTTAGCCGGCAATGGTATCAATCGTGATACTCACATTATAACCAATGTTCAGAACAACAATGTTGATGGACGGAAAGATGTTGTCATGACCGAAGCAGGTCTTGAGATTCAGCTTCCTGAAACTCATTGCATTCTGAAATGGTCATAATAGCTGACTTAACATGGTTTGAGGGGTAGTTCTCTACCCCTCTTCCCTAACTAAAAGGTGATGAATATGGCTAAGAAAGAAGCTAAAAAACAAGCCCCTGAAAAGAAGGTTGCTAAAAAGGTCGAAGCACCAAAAGTTCAACGGGGTGTTTACACTCAACGAGGCAAATAATGGCTAAAGGAATGGTATACTCTAATACTGTTGGCGGTAAGTTCCAATCTGGAACAGAAGAGGTCAATGATAATAGTAGGCGTACTGTAACCAAGTCAAAGCCTAAAATTAAACGGAGTAAGAAATGAGTAGAATCATGGAATACTTAAAACAGAAATCTGCAGAAGGCAAAGCTAGACGGGCAGACGAAAAAGCTCGGACTGAAGAATACGGTTTCCCTTATGCGAAATCTCCTATTGAGCAGGCTGATTTGGCACAGCAATCAGGAAATAGAGATGTTGCCCAGACTACAGCAGAAGGAGTCTTGAGAGAAGGTTCTCAAGGTGGGGCAATGGATTTAGACTCTCTGAGAGAGGGGTTTGACCCTTCTAATGCTGAAAGCGTGCGTCAAATGCAGAGAATGATGAATCAAGCTGGTTTTACAGGAGCAGATGGACAACCTCTCGCAGAGGATGGTCGGTTTGGACCACAATCTCTAGCCGCTTTACGGAAGATGCAAGGTGGACATAGAGATGACAATGCCACACTAGGAGACTTAAGCGACAGACAATATGGTGTCTTTAATCAGAGTCCTATCAATACTCGAGGAAAAGAGGAACTATACAGTCGTGAAGGTCGTGGACAATCTACTAGAAACACACCGAAAGCAGGATTTGCTGGAGATGTGGGACTTGTAGATGGACCTGAGTTTAGCCCAAACACTTTAGGGCGTGAGCAAAGAGTCGGAGCAGTAAGAGGCGGAGCTAAAGGGATAGATGATGCTATTGAGCAGTCTGCACCTTGGCTTGCAGAATCTGCACCATATAGAGGAGCCAAAGAAGGAATTAAAAAATTCTTTAACTGGGCTGGAGACTCTGACTATTAATGTATAGAGGTTCAGTATATGGTGGACAAAAAGGTGGATTAGCCTCCCGTATGGATTCCTATAGTGAATCCGGGGGAGGCTCGTCCATGTGGGATGCAATAGGTGGTGCACTAGGTAGAGGTCAGGAATTAAGAGAAGAGGCAGGTGACGATAGCACATTTGGTGAAAGAGCTAAAGGGTGGCTTTCAAAGAAAGCTGAGAAAATAGGCTATAAACCTAGGATGGAACATGATGGCAAGGTCTATAATGAAGCCCAATGGGGTGAACATAAAGGTCTTGATTTTATGCAGGATGATAAAGGTCTCTTTCAAAAGGGCGGAATCAATCCTGAAATAGGAGAAGCTTGGGGAAATGTTAGGAAATATTTCGGAGATAGATTAAATTCTCAGAAGAAAAGTCAACAACCAACTACTGGTGATGGTAATGTTGCTAATACTGTAATAGAAAATGCAGACCCAACTACGGTAAATGCAACGGCAGAAGGTACCCAAGAAGGTGCTAATACTATGGAATCAAAAATGGCTGACTATAGAAGTAGAGATGGTGGCAAAGGATGGGACCCTAGTGGTGAAGACTGGTTTGATGAAAGTCAAGCTGAACAATTTGGTTGGGTTGGTGGAAAATGGCAGGACCCAGTACAACCTGCACAGGAAAATA